TAGTAAACAATATCCAACTTATTTCCCCCAAATAATAATACCCACAGTATGACCCCACAAAAACACAACCCACTTTCTTTAACCCACATAAGCACAACACAAACTAACCACAACAAACTGCACCACAAAATAATATCCAACTTTTTCGCCCAAAATACTAGACATCACTTTACACACCTGATATAGTGGTCACTGTCAGCAAGGCAAGGCACCCGGCGATGGGCTTGGGTGCGCTGTTTGGAAGGAGCAGGATTATGGAAATCAAAGAAGCTGTTATCAAAAGCGCGTTGTATCCGTTTGCACTTCAAGTGCTGGGGTAGTGAGGAGGACATCGAATGCTTCAAGTCTCTTATCGATGACAGTTCCGACATGGCTGGTTACTGCATATCGTTTAGCGGTAGTCGTGACATTGTTAATATGGATCCGACAGTATACAAATTAGACGGTATGACTATTTTCGAATGGAGAAAAGAGAACCGAGCGTTAGCCGCCAGGGTTCGGGAGCTTGAGAGCAGTTACGATCGCGTGATTGATTACAACCATGCACTTACGGTAAACCTGGTTAGCGCGTTAAATGCAAAACCCGACTATGCCGAGTTGCACGCTTTTATTGCTGATTTTGAGAAGTGTATTCTGGACATTTCCGAAGCTATCAATGGAGCGATTGAGGTGGTGAGAGCACATGAAACCAAATAACACCCAATACGATATCGGTTACCAAAACGGATACGATGACGGCTATTCCCGAGGATTCTCCGCAGGCTATAGAAAAGGTGCCGATAAGGCGGAGGAGATAAGCAGGCAAAAATTCCAAGACTACGATAGGCGCTACGAGTACCCAAGATGGAGGTGATAGCATGCCAACGTTCGACAAGGAGAACTCGATAGCATACGTCCGATACATCGAGGAGAACTGCCCGCACGTGGACGTTTTCCGAAAGCAAATCGGCAACAGCGGCGTGTACGTTCTGATAGCCGACGGCAACACGTTGTTCGACACTTCCGAGCTGCACGCCTTCGTGGCGGGTTATCAGAAGGGATATATGAAGGGTAAGGCTTATCGGTGAAGCTGAAGAAACTGATTCCACTGCTCAAGGATGATTTCCTCGTCTGCGATTTAGACGAGGGTCTTACTTGGACAGTTGATAGCCACTTTGCAACCGAGGATAATTCGACGGTTTCAAATCAGCTTGAAAAGAAAATTATCTCGGTTTCCTCTTTCTATGACCAGGTTTTGGTCAGAGTTAAGTTATAATGTCAAAGTGACGTTTGAAAAGGAGGTGATTAAATGATTCGCCGTAAAATGACCACCACTATTTGCGATGTGGTAACGCCTGATGGGGAGATGCTCGGCGAGGCGTCCTATTACGGCAAAATCAGCCCTGCAAGGCTCGCCAAGGTGGCGCGTCGGCTGTACAAGAACCAGCTCGCCACTATCACGAACTACCGAACTGTGCAGGAAACTTACGAGATGGAAGAGGAAGCTTTCATCGCAAACGCAACCAAAGTAGACTAAGAGAAGGAGCAAACAATGACCGCAGAGTTCTATGAAGAGGAACAGGCCATCGCAACCCAGCAGGCTGCAGCCCAGCTTGCCAACGGAAACGGCTTCGCGCAGAAGATCGTGCAGGAAGTGAACGAGCAGGGCTTCTACACCACGCTCGACATCTCCACCATGGCAGGAAAGAAGACGCTCTACAGCGCGACCAACGCGAGCGTGCTTCTCCGCGATTTCATGGAGACTCCGCTTGCGATTGCGAACATCACGTTCGCCCCGTCGGAAATCAGCGACGAGGACGGCAACCCGCTCACCACGCTCGGTGTCTTCCTCACCGACGAGAACGGCACCACATACAGCTCAACCTCCACGGGCGTTCTCAAGTCGGCTATGCGCATCCTCGCCAACTTCGGCGAGCCTACCGATTGGGGCGAGCCGCTCACCGTCGTGTGCAAGGAGACCAACACCAGCAAGGGTCGCCGCTACAAGTTCCTCGACGTGGAGTAGCGCGAACTTGCGTGATATCCTGGGAGCGTGCGCTTAGGCCGCGCTCCCTCAAAGGGCGCGCCTTAGGGCGCGCCCTTCGTATCACAGCATAAACAAAGCCCGCTTGCGCGGGCTGGAAAAAGGAGCAGGCATCATGGCGAGGAAGAGAACGGAACTCGATAAGAAGATATCCCGCGCTCAGAAGAATGCCCGAAACAAACTATACCGCATCCGTAAAAAGGGCGCAATCAACAGCGAGGAGTTCGACCCTCGCGTCTCCCAGGCAGAGATTAAGCATATGAACGGCTCGCAGAAGAAGGCATATCTCAGGAAGCTTGAACTGTTCAATGGCCGTGCGAACAAGGTTATCGTGCAGCCTGGAAACGGGATAGCGATTCCCGAGACCAAGCTCAAGGCGTACAGGCAGGCGGAGCTAGAGCTAAACGCCGCACGCATCATCCGAAGGGCTGGAATAGAGGAGGCGGTGAAGTCGGCGGCGGTTCTCGACATCTCCAGGATTCAGAAGACGGTGAACAAGGAGATAGCCAGGCGCGAGCGGGCGGAGAAGCTAGGCAAGCCGTACAAGCCGCTCAAGAAGTCGGTTGAGTCTATGCGCGGCATGCCCGTGAACTGGAACAAGCTTGACATCGACTACCTGGCTAAAGCTCAGAGCTACTACGACCCCGTGTTCAAGCAGTGGAAGCCGGGGGAGCGGAACAAGTTCCAAGACCTCGTGCCAATCTGGATGCGCGAGTCCTTCCCCTCCGTGAAGTCGGTAGAGGAGCAGACCAGGAAGGCGAAGGAGGCAAAGGAGCGAATAAAGGTCGCCAGGAAGCGCTACCCGCAGTACCGAGAGGCGCTCATCGAGAAGGCCATGTTCTCGGGTTACCCCGAGCTTGCCGAGGCGATACGCGCGCTCACCTACGCGCAGCTCGATTACCTGCACTACTACACGGATTTCGACGCTTGGGGATCGTTCTTCTCGTCGTCGAAGGGCTATATCGCGGGAAATCAGGCGCTGTTCGAGGAGCAGCGCGACCAGACGGACGATGCTGCCGCGCAGATGATGGCGGAGATTCTGCGGGCGAGGCGCATAAGGCCCGGGCAGTCTGGAATATCGAACATCACTTACAACAAGGAATGGCGCGGCGAGAGGGGCTTTGCGAAGGCGGGCGGAAATCTCGGAAGCACCGGACTGGACCCCGATATCGTCGATACGATGAGCAGGGCGTCCATATCAGGCTCGCGACTCGGGTTCAGGACGTCCATCTTCGACTACAAGGAGAGCAAGGCGGAATCGGCAAACAGCGAGCGCATGCTGCATGAGCTTTCCTACGAGATCGCGCGCCAGATAAGGCACGGGAAATGATAGAGTACGCGAGCGACTTCGAGACCACGACGCAGGCCGATGACTGCCGCGTTTGGGCCTGGGGGTGCGCAAAAGCGTGCGGTGAGCCAGAACCGACGTTCGAGAGCGGTACCGATATCGATTCGTGGCTTGCGCACGTCAAGTCGAACCCAGGCCGATACTGGTTCCACAACCTGGGATTCGACTCCCGCTTCGTCATGTGGCACCTGCTCAACTCAGGGTGCGAATGGGTGGAGAAGAAGCCGGTGGAAGGCCAGTTCTCAACCGTCATAGACAACATGGGAAAGATATACTCGCTAGAGATAGGCAACGAGGGCGGGAAGCTTGTTCTGGCTGACAGCTTCAAGAAGATTCCGATGAGCCTCGAGAGCGTCGCCCAGGCGTACGACCTGCCCATGTCGAAGGGCGATTTGGACTACGAGGCCTACCGAGAGGTCGGGCACGTGCTGACGGACGAGGAGATGGACTACCTGTACCGCGACGTGCTGATACTCGCAAGGGCGATGCACAAGCGACTCGAAGTCGGAACAAAGCTCACCACGGGCGCAGATTGCCTTGAAACCTACAAGGACATCATAGGCAAGGACCTATGGAACAAGTGGTTCCCCCACCTCAACCCGATACTCGACGGCGAGATTCGCCAGGCATACCGAGGCGGATACGTGTACTGCAACCCGCTGCACCAGGGGCAGGTCGTAGGAAAGGGGATAGCGCTGGACGTCAACTCTCTTTACCCGTGGGTCATGAGAACGGCGCTGCTCCCCTGGGGCATGCCGAAGCGAGGGCGCGGCAAGCCGAAGGAGAGCAAGGATTTCCCGCTTTGGGTCGCGGAGGTGCAGTTCGACGCGACGTTGAAACCCGGGAAACTTCCCTGCATACAGATGAAGAACAACATGTTCTACCGCGATAGGGAGTACATACGCGAGACGGTAGAGCCTATAGACCTCTGGGTATCGTCGGTAGACTGGAAGCTCATATGCGACATGTACGAGGTCACCGTGTACGCGTGGGGAGCGCATTACCTGTTCCACGGTGCCAAGGGCATGTACAACGATTACGTGGATTATTGGATGGCAGAGAAGATCGCGGCGGGCAAGGAGGGAAACCGCGCGAGGCGGCAGAACTCCAAGCTGTGCCTCAACAACCTGTACGGCAAGTTCGGTCAGAAGGTGGAGGTGCAGGGCAAGGTTCCCGTGCTCGATGCCGACAAGGTTCTCCACCTGCTGCCAGGCGACAAGGGAGAGCGCGATCCCGTGTACATCCCAAGCGCGGTGTTCATCACCGCATGGGCGAGGGACAAGACGATACGCACCGCCTGCGAGTTCGGGGACAGGTACCTTTACAGCGACACCGACTCCATCAAGGCGCTGGGAACGGACATTCCAGACGATGTGCACGTGGACGATTACGAGCTTGGCGCATGGGCGTTGGAGCAGACGTTCGACAAGGGCATCTTCCTGCGGGCGAAGACCTACGCCACCTACTCCGACGGGCTTTGCGAGTACATATGCGCGGGAATGCCGAACAGCCTCAAGGAGGTCATGCGCTTCGATGACTTCAGGGTGGGATTCACCACGCTCGGCAGCGACAACCCCGATTACGCGAACAAGGACAACTGGAAGCTCGTGCCGCAGAACGTGCCCGGCGGTTGCGTGCTGGTGCCAAGGCCGTTTACAATACACGGATAGGGAAGGGAGGTGATTCAATGGCAGTTTTTCAAGGTTTGGACTGGTACGCGGTCATCGCGGCTCTTCTATTCATCCTGTTCGACTTCGCGACGGGGATTGCCAAGGCCGCTTATTTTAAGCAGGTCTCATCGACCGTCATGCGCGAGGGACTCTACCACAAGTTCGCGGAGATTCTCGTCATCGTGCTGGCAGGCGTAATCGACGTCGCATGCGAGCACCTGGAATTGGGGTTCGACACGCCGATTCTAGCGGTGACATGCGCCTACATCGTTCTCATGGAGGTTGCAAGCATACTTGAGAACATCGGGGCGATGAACCCCGATCTGGCAAACAGCCCCGTTTTCTCTATTTTCAAGAAGGAAGGCACAACAAATGGCAAGCATTCGGGGAATTGACGTGAGCTCGAACCAGCCCGCGGACATCTGCTCGCTGGTAGATTACGATTTCGCGATTGTGAAGGCTACGGGGAACCCGCCCGGCTACGCGTGGAACTACAAGAACCCGTACATGGAGCAGCAGGTGGACGATGCGCTCGGAAAGACGGGGTGCGCGGGGCTTTACCACTTCACGTTCGGGCGCGCCGCCAAGGAGGAGGCGGACTTCTTCTGCGACACGGTGGCCGATTACGCGGGGCGCGCAATGCTGGTCATCGACTACGAGGGGCAGGCTATCGACAACGGGCGCGAATGGCTTCGCACGTTCGCGCAGCGCATCAAGTACCGCACGGGCGTCAACCCCGTAGTGTACGCGTCAAGCTCGGTAATTCGAGACCAGGATTTGGAGTCCTTGGCCGAAGAGGAGGATTTGTCTCTTTGGAGCGCGAACTACTGGCGCGGCTACGATACCGTGTACGGCTACGACACGAGCGGGATGAAACAGGATATCCCGTCGAGCGCGCTCTGGCAGTTCACCAGCCAGGGAGTGCTCGAAGGCTACGACGGGTACCTTGATTTGGACTTGTTCTACGGGGATTACGACACGTGGCAGAAATACTGCGCACCGAGCCAAACGCCCGCAGAACCTGAGGAACCAAGCGACCCGGAAGGAGGAAACATGCTAACGGAACATCAAGATAGGCTTCTGGCCGTTATTTACGAACAGGTCACGGGCACATACGACCCTACGGGTCGCGGTATCGCGCTCTGCGACCACGACCACATCAAGTGGATTGGAAAGCAGACGGCAGACAACGGCGCTGCAATCGAGGACTTGAAGGCTCGGATGGACTCCATCTCCGACAAGCTGGACGTGCTTCTGTCAGCCAAGGGCTAGCTTCGAGTCAAGCACTCGGCGGACAGCGGCCTCAAGCTCGGCGCGCTGTCCGGCATGCAACCAAATATCCCTCCGGGCTGTAAGACGCAGGCACGCGCAGTATACGCGGCCTGCGTCTTTTCTTCTGCTCGCCGTTCCGCGCCACGCGGACACGAGGTGCTCATCGCCGCACTTGCAAACGGAAACCTCTATGTCGCACTCCGCTCCCCGCCTGTCCGAATCGGCCTTCACAGCGACTGCCCAGGCGCGGTTCCCGAAACCGCCCTCTAAAATTACGCGCTCCATGTTCTGCTCCTTTCATTTCCACCGAAATTATGCCACAATGTAAGCGCTGGAGAAGTCCCGTTTCTCTGCCAGTAGCGTAATTCGGGACAGCGGGCCTTGCGGCCACCGAGGCGCGGTTTCAGGCTGGGGACTTTGAGCAGACTGCGGGTGACTTCCGAGCAACAAAAGACCTGAAACGGGAAGTCTCGCGACTGAACCGTTTCAGGTCGATTTAGTTTAGGAGGCAAGAATGGATTTCGACGAGCTGCTCAAGCAGTACGACAACATCCACGACACCGAGGGCATCCCCGGTTTCCGCGAGACGCTGGTGTCGTACGGCCAGAGCGTCGGGCAGATCTCCGAGGGAGCCAACGCCCGCATCAGCGAGCTAGAGACCGCTCTGGCTGCAGCGGAGGAGAAGGCTACGAACCTCGCTGCAAGGAACTACGAGCTTATCATCGCGGCGACCGCCCAGGAAGCGGCGGAGGAGAAGCCGACCGATGAGATCACCGACGAGGACAGGGACGTGAAGACCCTGTTCGGAAAGAAGGAATAAATGGGAGATGCAATCCTGCAGGCGGACAACGCCGCAATCATCAACAAGGTGCGCGCCAACGCGAGCCTCGAATACCAGTCGCGAATCCCCGCGGTAACGCAAGCCAACCTGTCCAAGACGTTCGCCACGCTGCAGGCTTACCCGCTGATGTGGAACGAGTTCATGGACGTGCTCATCAACCGAATCGGACTCACGCTGTTCAACCAGAACAGCTTCACGAACCGTCTGAAGCCGCTCAAGTCGGGCGCTATGAACTACGGCGGCATGATTCAGGAGATCGGCGCGAACCTGCTGCACGCGGAGTCCTACGACCCGAACGACACCAACGTGTTCGGCGGCGAGAAGGCGGACGTGGAGGTGAACTACCACCAGATCAACCGACGCGACAAGTACAAGATGCGCGTGAACAACGACCTTTTGGAGGAGGCGTTCCTGAACGACGGGCAGCTTGCGGAGTTCGTGAACAACCTGCTGTCCCTCCCGCAGAAGTCCGACGAGTGGGACGAGTACATCATCATGCGCGGCCTGCTCAAGAAGTACCAGGAAGCGGACGGCTTCTTCAACTACCAGGTGCCTGACTTGGGAGCGTCCGCAGACCCCGAGGCCGACGGCAAGAAGATCACCGAGCTGCTCCGAGAGGTGTACCTCGACACCAAGGGCTTCTATAGAACCAAGTACAACGCGCTCGGCATGCAGGTAGCTCCCGAGGAGCTCATCCTTCTCGGCACGCCGAAGTTCTTCGCGAAGCTCGACGTGAACGTGCTCGCTGCAGCGTACCACATGGACAAGGCAGACTTCCTGGCAGACCGCACCATCGTGGTCGATGATTTCGAGATGCCCGGCACCCAGTGCATGTTCCTCGACAGCAACTGGTACAAGTGCATGGACACCAAGCTCAAGACCACGAACATGTACAACCCGTCTGCAGACGAGTGGACTTACTACCTCCACCACTGGGGCGTGTACTCCGCATCCCGTCAGAGCACGTGCATCCGCTTCTCGACCGATGCCGCGACGGCCGTCATCGGCCAGGCCCGCACGGTAACGGGTATCGCAGCGGCGCTCGACCCGACGGTGGCAGGCAACAAAGTGCTCGAACCTGGCGCGGACGTCGCGTTCAAGGTGGCGGTATCCTACTCGGACGGAAGCTCCGACTCCAACGCCTACGCTATCATCACGACCGAGGACGCGACCGCGCCGACCAAGCTCCCCGCGAACGTCGTGTACCCCGACACGGGAACCTACGTAGACCGCATGGGCGTGCTGCACGTGTCCGACACGGCAGCGTTCAACAACCTGACCGTCACCTGGGTTTCAACCATCGACGCGACCAAGCTCGCGTCCGTGAAGCTCACGGCGGCCGATTCGGCGGTTGCGGCATCCGACGATTCCGCATCGACGCCGACCAAGGCCAAGGCCGTTTCCCGCGCGAAGGCCGTAAAGGCGGCAACCGAGGAAAAGTAAATGGGAAACCTGCTGAAAAGACTTCGCGGCGAGAACCCCGAGAACCTCAACGAGGACTCGGGGTTCACCCCTTATTCGTGGCCCACCGACTCGAAGGCCACGCTTTGCCGCGTGCCCTGGGACGCCGAATACCGCAACGTGGTGGACTGGCAAGACCAGCAGCACAAGGACAGCTACTTCTCATCGCTTGAATCAGATTCGTGCGAGCTCGGGTCGATGACGTACCTAAAGCCGAACGACCCGATCTTCGTGGACGTGCCGTTCTCGAAGGCGTACAGCTACAACTACATCGTCGTGGAGAACCCCAAGCTCCCCGTTCCGGGAGAGGTGGAGCCGCGCAAGCTCTACTACTTCGTGACGGCGGTAGGCTACGTCGCGCCGAACACCACCTCGATAGCGGTGCAGCTCGACGTGTGGACGACTTACGGCGACACCGCCGAGTTCGGGCGCTGCTTCGTGGAGCGAGGGCACGTGGGAATAGCGGCCGAGATGAGCAAGCCGACGCCTACGGCGGATAAACTGGGACCAGCTCGTTCGAAGGTGTACCGACGCTACCTCACGGCTGCCGAGGGTTTGGACATCGGCAACGAGTACCTGATCGGGGACGTTGACGCTTTCAGCATCGCCGACTACGACCATGGGTGGGCGGTGGTCATCATGAGCACCACCGACCTTTTGGCCGATTGGGGCACTCTCAGCAACCCGTCCATGACAACTGCGGACGGCCAGGTTACGGACGGCCTGATAGGCGGGTGCAACGTCTACTCGCTGTCGACCGCCGATTTCAGGCAGTTCATGAAGAACATCCGCAACTATCCCTGGGTTGCGAAGGGAATCATCAGCGTAACGGCGTTTCCGAAGGCGCTTCTAACGGACGGGCCCTCTGTGGACAAGGACGGCGTCACCCTGTACTTCCTGGGGACGACGCCCGACAAGGGCTTCTACCGTGAAATCGACGATGTTTGGGAGCGATTATCGAAGTCGATTCCAGATCGTTACCGCAACCTGCACAAGCTGCTGTGCTATCCGTACTCGGTCATCGAGCTGAACACCTACAACGGAAGCCCTGTGCTTCTGAAACCCGAGCTGCTCAACACCGACACGCTCAGGCTCAGGAACATCTCGTGCGCCGTGCCGGGGCACATCAAAATCGGGTTCTACCCCTGGGCATACGACAGCGAGCGCCTCGTGCTGAACGAGTACGGCCTGCCCGTGGTGTCGGCTACGATGGACGACCCGACGGTGAACCTGCCTGTTTCGGGTAACTCGCTCGACTCGTGCGTTTGGATGCAGGAAATGCCGAAGTTCTCGCTTGTGAACGACAACTACCTCAACTACCTCGCTTCCACCACGCATACCCGCGAATGGCAGTACAACTCGGCCGGATGGCAGCAGGCGAAGTCGAACGCGAGCGCCCACCTGTCGTATGACCAGGCGCAGCAGCAGATAGCGACGAACCGCGCCAACTGGAACGCATCGACGCGGGGCTTGCTGGGCAACGTGGCGGGCAACATCGGGAACCTTGCGATGAGCGGTGCGGACGCCCTCGGCATAGGCGGCGCGGTAAGCGGTGCGGCCGACTTCGCGAACGGCGTGCTGGGAACGGTATCGGGCGCTATCGGTGCTACGGGCTGGGACAACATGCAGGGCATCGTGAACAACCTCACGGGCCTTACCGAGCTGAACAACAACCAGGCCCTGCAGGGCAACATCGCCTCGCAGAACCTCGACCTGGCCCAGTGGGCGGCGCAGGGAGACTACGAGAACGCGATCGCCAAGATAAACGCGACCGTGCAGGACGCGGCGCTCACAGCTCCATCGGTCATCGGCCAAGCAGGCGGCAGCGGGTTCTCGATGTCGAACGGCCTCTTCGTCGTGCAGACTAGGTTCAAGACCATCGACCAGAACCACATGCACATCATCGGCGAGTATTGGCTAAGGTACGGCTACGCGGTGCGCGAGTTCATGGTGCCGCCAGCCGACCTCTGTTGCATGGAGCACTTCACCTACTGGAAGATGCTGGAGACGAGCGTGGAGTGCGCGCTCGCCGACGAGACGTCTAAGGAGACCATCAGGGGAATATTCGAGAAGGGCGTCACCGTGTGGAGGAGCGCCGACGAGATAACCACGTGGGACTTATCGGACAACGACCCGATTTTGGGCGATTACTACTAAGGAGGTGCAGCTTTGAGCAAGGCAATCAAGCAGCGCGAGCTTGTTGACTGGCCTGACGAGATGGACCAGATGTACGGGCGCAACTGGGTGCGAAAGATGTTCACCGCAGCCGAGCGGTTCGACCTGATGCAGTACCGCCACTGGCTCTGGTACCTGGAATCGCTGGCAATCGGCGCTTTCAAGTGGAGCAACGTACCCGCTGGAATCGACGCGAGGGCGATCGAGTACATCCTGCTGCACTTCGGGCAGGGAGCTTTGTTCATGGACGAGGGCGGCATGCTGTTCGCGGCCGCAGCTCCCGCCGACAACATCAACATGTACTGGAACCCGAACAAGATCATGCTGACCGCTCCGAACGGCCAGACGTGGGAGCGCCATTGCGAGAGCTGGGTTATGGCAGACGGCGATGGCGGCCACCGCGTCATGCACCGCGACGCCGTCATGTGCTTCGACAACATGCGTCGCTTCCCGCTCTACGCGGACATCAGGAACTACGCAAGGCGTCTCGCGAGAATCGACGCCATCCTCGACGTGAACCACGGCGCGCAGAGAACGCCGTACATCGTAACCGGCAGCGAGGAGGGGAAGAACTCCCGCCGCGACGTCATCAGAAAGCTGGAGAGCAACGACCAGTACATACAGATGAACAGCGAGCTATCGGGCAACTTGGGGATGGTGGACGTGCTGCAGACCGTCGCGCCCTACGTGGCCGACAAGCTGCTGTCGGACAAGCAGAAGATTCTCAACGAGGCCGTTACCATGCTTGGAATCGACAACACCAACAACGAGAAGCGCGAGCGCATGATAGACGCCGAGGCGACGTCCAACAACGAGCAGATAATGGTCATGCGCAGGAACCGCCTTGAGGAGCGAAGGAAGTTCTGCATCAAGGCGAACACCATCTTCCAAGACCTCGACATGTGGGTCGAATGGGGCGTTCCGCACGAGCGCACGGACATCGACGCGAAGCCGCTCGGCGGCAAGCAGTCGGAAGACGGCGAATCCAAGCCGAAGGGCGGCAGCGCCCCGACGGGAGGCGATGAGGAATGATATACACCGACGAGGCACCGACCCTGTACGACGTCGTGAACCTCTACGGAGAGGACTACGCGGGAGCTATGGCCGACTACCCTATCTGGGACGAGTCGATGAGGGCATGGCTCAACAACCGCATCTACGAGAAGTTCGCGTTCAGGGAGATAGGCGTTGACACGCCCGCGAAGTTCCTGTTCTTCCTGCGCCGCCGCATGCACGACATGATGCCGACCGTGAACCCCATGTTCGCGGCGTTGGAGGACGTTGACATCCTGGAAGGATACGAGACGTTCGACGACGCGTCGGCAGATTCGAAATCGAGCGCCGAGCAGGCCAACCTCTACTCGGCGACGCCGCAGACGCAGCTCTCGAACGCGAAGAACTACGCGACGAACCTCACGCAGACGGAGGGCGAGAACATGGGCGAGAGCACGCAGAAGGCGCGCCACTACGGCCGCAGCGGCACCGTCGGCGACATGGTGGGCAACTGGGCGATGAGCGTGAACAACGCGCTCTACATCGTCTACAATGGCATCGAGCCTTTGTTCAACCAGATATGGAAGGAGGACTTCTAAATGGCACTTTGGCAAGACAAGTGCAACCGCCTCGACTTCGCGTACAGAGGGTACCAGTACCCCGTGCCGCCGTCATGGAAGTACGCGGTGCGCCTCGAAGACCAGATCCAATGGCTGTTGCAGGCTATCCTCAAAGCGGCGGACGAGGCTGTGTCGGCAGGCGACCTGATGGACTTCAGAAACGAGATGTACGATTTCATCGACCGCGTGGCGGCGGCGCTGGAAGAGGAAATCGATGAGTATTCGCAGCGGCGCGCATGGTGCTGCTCGCCAGTGGACGGAGCATTGCGCTCGATGGGCGTGGTCGCCCGCCAAGTCTACGATGCGGCGCGTCCGCTGGCGATGAGGTACAGGGAGTTCGACGAAATCGGAATGACGTACGACGCGCTCAAGGCAGAGGGCAGGAAGTACAACGACGTTGACTTCCATAGCAACCTGTACTGGGGCAACGGCAACCTGTTGGCGAACACCACGCCCGCCGAGGCTATTTCAGACCCCGTCGCGGGGGAGCCTGGAGCGTGGAACCCGACAGGCGGCGGTTACTCGAAGGGAACCACCTACTCGCAGATAAACGAGAACGGGTTCATGTACCGGAAGGAGGCGTGACATGGCACTTCCTACTTTCGAGTACGACAGGCGAATCGACATCGTGGACGCGCTGAACGAGCTTTCCACCGCAGCCGATGCGGCCATCGAAGCGGGAGGCGGCTCTAGCAGCTACGTCCTCCCCGTTGCCGCTGACGCCGTGCTGGGCGGCGTAAAAGGCCAGCGCGTGGAAGAGAAGGACGGCAACGGCAGGATCGTGCAGGTAACGCCCGACGGAACCGCCTTCATCGACGCAGCCGACGCGCTGAACCCAGGCGTCGTGCGATCCAAGGAAGGCAATTCGTTCGCCGACACCGATGCAAACATCGCCGTCAACGCGCACGGCTACATGAAGTGCGACGCTCCCAAGGCCTACGTCGATGCGCAGGTTGCGGGCGTGGAGGCGCACCTGGAAGCGTTCGAGGCGGAGGCCGTCACGCAGGCCGAGGGGGCGAACGCCATCCAAGCGACTATCGCGCCTACGGAGAGCGCCGGCTCGAAGCTGACAGTCTCGCTCAAGTACGGCACAGGGCTTGCCGTGCAGAACGGAACCCTCGTGGCAACGGGAGGCGGAGAGGTTACGCAAAAAGTCGTTTCCTTAGCCGCTAATGAAACATTGCCGTTAGGCAATTTAACGATGCAGGTTGAGCGCAATGGAATTTACTTCGTCACTGTAAGCCAACAGCAAAGATTCGACGCACTGCTGATAAACGCAGTGTTTGCCGTATCATCAGAATTAGCTGGCCCCGGGTTTAACTTTACATGCCCTAACAGTAACAAAGCTACAAAATGGGTTGTCAACAGCATAGAAGCACCTGATTTAATTAGAACGCAATTCAAGGTGCCAGTTTTAGGGGGATACGTTCAAAGAGACGTAGAATCGTATACTAATACATACGCCGTCTGCAATGCTTCCGAAACATCGTTATTTATCTCTAGTTTCTCAAGCAGCAAAAAATCCTTTTATATGTATCCTCTCACTGTGGTCAGATATCATTAAGGAGTAAACCATGCCAACCAACAACTACAGCCTTCCCACCATCTCGGGCGAAGAGGTAATCGACATCGTAGGGGACATGAACGCGCTCGCGAACGCGACCGACGCCGCCTTGAAGAAGGTGGAGCAGGGCGGGCTCGACCAGTACGTTCTCCCCACGGCGACGCGCACCGTAAAGGGCGGCGTCATCGTCGGAGACGGGCTTTCCATCACCCCCGGCGGCGTCCTGTCCGCCGTCTCGCAGGGCGGGGGCGGCACGGCAACCATGCCCGTAGCAACGTCCGTCACCCTCGGCGGCGTCAAAATCGGCGCTGGAATCACCGTAACGCCCGACGGAACCATCTCGGTGCCCGCGTCATCGAGCATCGAGGACGGCGCGGTTACGTCCTCGAAGCTTGCGAGCGGAGCGGTGACGGCCGACAAGCTGAGCGCCAGCGCGGTTACCACGGTCAAAATCGACAACGGCGCGGTGACCGAGGGCAAGATCGCGAACGGGGCCGTCACGTCCTCCAAGCTCTCTAGCGACGTATCGGAGGACATCAGCAGCGCCAAGTCGCAGGCGGCGAGCGCTTACCAAGGATGGAGCGGGTCGCCGACACGCGCAGGCTCCTTCTCCTCAGGGCAGGGTACTATCGAATGCTGGGGCAAAGTCGTTGTAGTCCATTGCGAGCAAATCACCGTTGCAAGCGCCTCTAAAACTCTTGTCGGAACTGTTTCAGGCGCATATAGGCCTATAAGCGAAACTACGGGCGTCGTTGGCGCTATCGGCGGTTCTGGAACTGTCAGCGCCTTCATTAAAGTGGAGACGGGCGGCAACATCTACATCAACCCCGGCTCTGCAGCGGGGCTTAACTGGACTGGCACGCTCGTGTACCTCATCAGCTAAGCCATGCCTACGCGGGACAACACGATCATGTACGCCATGTACGTGATCGGCAAGGTCGAGTCCGACTGGGATTGGGCGGCCGTCTACCGAGCCGACCCCATAACCATCGGTATGATGCAGGAGTACGGGCAGAACGCGAGCGACCTGCTCAAGCTATGCCGCGACGGCGATGCAGTGGGGTGGGCGTCCTTCGCGGCGTCCGCCCCCGACCTCGTGGCCGACGTGGACGCGCACGGTGACAGCTGGGACTGGTGGACTTCGCGCTACATCACCGATTCGGAGGCTTCCGCGTGGCAGGCCATGGCCGCGCGTCCCGAGAACCACAAGATCCAGCAGGACAAGTGGAAGGACGAGGCGGCGCGATACATCGATACGCTGACTGGTTGGGGTTGGAGCGAGGAGCGGCCGCATACGCTCGTCTACGCCATGTGCATATACCACCAGTCGCCGCAGGCGTGCGGGCAGGTGACGAGGAGCTGCAGCGGCTCAGCGTCACTGGACAACCTTCACGCCACGACCCTTAACTCGTGGATTGGGAAGTACGCCAACCGCTACAACACCGCCTACGACATGCTCAAGGATTGGGACGGGGATAGCGCGCCGCCCGACTTCGGGCAGGTGGTGGACAGCCCGAGCGGCGGCAACTCGGGCACCGTATCGCAGCCTTCGAACGACATCGACCGCGTTGAGATGCGCAACGGGCAGATCGTCGTATGGGGGCTGTCCTCGTACCCGAACGGGCTTATCTGCACCTACGCGGCTCCCAACATCTGGATTCCTTGGAGCCGCAAGGGGGGCACCGACAACCCAGGCGGCACGACGGGCGGGGGAACGGCGCAGGGAGCAGAGGCGGCGGAGAAGGCCGCCGAGCTTATGCGAAGCTGGGAGAAACGGTTCTCATACTCGCAGGGAGCGGGCAGGCTGTCCCCCGAGAGCAGCGGCTACACCGACTGCAGCGGCGTCATCTGGTACGCCTACCAGCAGGCGGCGTCCCTGGACGTCGGCACCTGGACGGGGGAGCAGGCGGAGAAGGGGCGGCAGATAGCGTGGGGGAACAACGGCATGCCATACAATGCGGAGACGCTCTACGGCATGCGCACGGGCGACCTCGTGCTAATCGACTGGGACACCGTCACGTCCCCTGGGAACACGAGCTACGACCATGTAGAGATGTACATGGGAGACAACAAGCTGATGGGGCATGGCGGAGGTGCGGCACATCCAGAGGGGCCGTACTGGAAGGACGATATGCTGGCCTACATGCGCAACGTCGCGACTTGGGAAATCAGGCGTTACGCCGAGTAAAAAGCGTCCCTCGGAAATGAAGGTTATCAACATGCAGAATGTTCTCGAAAAAGATAATATATCACCCCGACGGTACTACCCCGTAGCGAAAACATGCAGCTACGGCGCTCCTCTGACGCTCATCATCTCGGCTCGAAGCTACGGAAAGACCTTCGGTTTCGTACTCAGAGGCCTAAAACGGTGGGCGAAAACGGGCGCTCAGTTCGCTTGGGTGCGGCGCTACGACGACGAGACCGCGAAGACGGCCCCGACGCTGCTCGATGATGTCCTTTCTCACGGTTATATGGACGGATATGAGTTCCGCTACGTCGGCCGCCGATGGGAAGGCCGAAAGAGCGGCGACGACTCGAGACCTTGGGCTACGGTCTGCCACTGCCTGACGTTGAGCATGGGACAGAGCTATAAAGGCGTTGCGTTCCCGCTAGTCGATACGGTAATCTTCGACGAGTTCATCCGAGAGGTGAAAACGCCGCCCGGATACCTTCGGGAAGAGGTGGGCGTTTTCCTCAACCTGCTTAAATCGGTGTTCCGCGACCGCCCGCGCGTGCACGCCTTCGCGCTCGCGAACGCCTGCGACCTTACCGCTCCGCTGCTCGCGTTCGCTGGAGTCCGCAGCGAATCGCAGATAGCGACGCCTTCGGGTTATAGCTGGCACAACAATAAAAGCGTCCTCGTGCACTTCGCGCACGATGCGGAGTTTATGGCCCAAGAGGCTGAAACGGTAGTCGGTAGGCTCGTGCAGGGCACGCCGTACGCGGGCGTCATGCTCGGCAACCAGTTCGCGAACGGAGGCGACAACCTTATCGGGTCAAAGCCCGCGCGAGCTCGCTACCGATACGGGTTCGTTTTCGAATCGGAGCGCTTCGGCGTTTGGAGCGACGACGTTACTGGCGTGTTATATGTCAACGGTAAGATTCCAAGCGGTGCGGGTATGCTGTTCACCCTGCAAGCGGGTGATATGTCCGTGGATGTCGTCATGGTAGAGCGAGCGGCCCCGTTCGCGAAGGCTATCATGAGGCTGTTCGGATTCGGCCGCGTACTGTTCGACTCGGCGGCAACACGTGAGCGCTTTATAAAGATGCTAGGCTTGTGCGGCCTGCGATAGTGTGCAGCCGCTGCACATAAAGAAACCCCCGCGTTTGCGGGGTTTCTTTAGTATATGCCTTGCTTCGGCATGACAATGAAGCGGCCTACCTCCTCATGATTCGAGGTCATTAAACGGCCTCTCATGATCTCAGCGGGAGCGCTGTCGATTATGACGTCCAAGCCGCCCGCCTTTGCTACTTTGAGCACTTTATCAAGGAGCTTAGGGTCGTAGCTGTTGCCGCGCGCCTGCGAAGGCTCGTCGATTAGGTGCCGCCAGTTGCTAGGAGTTACAGGCTCGAACTCCAAGGGTGTATCAAAGGCTATAGAGTCTTTAGCAAGAACCCGCGCATCATCGCCGCCGAAGGTGCACGGATGGGCCTCCGTGGTCTTTAAATCAACCTCAATGGCCATATAGGTATCAGTGGCGATTATCGCATGGCGGGCAGGACTGTACCAGGGGCGTTCGAGACCTTTATGCGTGCCCGTTCCTTTGACCTTAAGCGCGCAAGCGCAGAGAGCTTTATAAACCTTACCCGGTATGAACTCCTCATAACACATTTTAACTCCTCTCGTACAAAGCGAAGACAGCGATGAACTGTGCAATTCCCACGATCCCCCAAGGTTCTGGAGCGAAGAACATCGCGAAGGCTGCCAGAATCATCGAGGCAGCAAACGCGACATCTGCGGCGGTCATGCGTAGGCCTCGCAGTCGTAAGCTTCAAGGTCGAACGAATTGGCAAACTTGGCAGCATCGCGGTAGAAGTCCACCGCCTTATCAACCTCGTAGCCGAATTCAAAATCTGCAAACATATATGGTTTCTCGACAATGACCCAGTATGTCCACTTGTCGAAGACGTATTTAATCCTCTGCAGTTCGACGCGATACGTAACAGTTGAATATTCAAAACCGTGACGCTCAGTCAACGCGATAGTTTCTTTCTCCATTTTAGTCCTCCCATTTGATCGCGTTTGCCTGGTCAAGGATAAAAAAGCAATCCATGAAGCTTTCAAGCTGATAAACGCACTCGCGAGGAGAACCGCACGCTAAAACCTTCAAGGGAACCCACTGCCCACGCTCGAAGCGCTCAAGGTATACGTTATGGCCGATTCCTCCGCGATCATGAACGCGAACATTAAACTGCTTCATATAGTCATTAACGTAGTCGATTTTTCCTTCCAAAGTTTTGACGGTGTAACGCATAATCCTGCTCCTTCCAAACAGCGCACCCAAGCCCATCGCCGGGTGCCTTGCCTTGCTGACAGTGACCACTATATCAGGTGTGTAAAGTGATGTCTAGTATTTTGGGCGAAAAAGTTGGATATTATTTTGTGGTGCAGTTTGTTGTGGTTAGTTTGTGTTGTGCTTATGTGGGTTAAAGAAAGTGGGTTGTGTTTTTGTGGGGTCATACTGTGGGTATTATTATTTGGGGGAAATAAGTTGGATATTGTTTACTA